GCGTCTGTTTAATCCATTACATATGGGTGCTGGTCGTAAAACAGGAATTAGGCTTTATTAAGATTATTTATTACACTAAAGAAAACATTGGAGCAAAATGTACTCAGGTTATAACTATTACAACAGAGAGACAAACTCACAAGGTAAAGAAATAAATGACCCGAATGCTATTTGGTTTCAACAGGAGCCTCATTGGATGTTAATAGAAGATTTACTTGGTGGTACATATCAAATGAGGAAAAGACATAGACGATATTTACCACAAGAACCAAGAGAATTAGATGAATCATATGACAACAGACTTGCAAGATCTGTTTGTCCACCATTTTATTTACGTTTGGAAAGAATGTTGGCTGGTATGTTAACAAGAAAGCCTGTCAGATTAAATGATACAGCAGACTCAATCCGTGAACATTTATTTGATGTTGACTTACAGGGCAATGATCTTAATGTTTGGACTTATGAGACTACTAGGAAAATGGTCAGATATGGTCATGTTGGAGTTTTAGTAGATGCTCCAACAAGTGGACAGAGTGGCAGACCATATTGGGTAACTTATACACCGAGAGACATTTTGGGATATAGAACTGAAATGATAGATGGTGAGGTAAAACTTACACAATTACGTCTACAGGAAAAAGTATCAGTACCAGATGGTCTTTATGGTGAAAAGATAATTGACCAAATAAGATTATTAACCAGAGGTGGTTTTGAAATACATCAAAAAGGTAAAAACAACTTATTTGTAAAAGTTGATGAAGGAAATACAAGTCTTTCTGAAATACCTTTTTCTGTTGCATATGCAAACAGATTAAATTTATTGGAATCAAGGCCACCAATGTCTGATATAGCCGAATTAAATTTAAAGGCATATCAAATACAATCTGATTTAGATAATCAGCTACATATTTCTGCTGTACCAATGTTGGCATTTTATGGCTTCCCACAAAGTTCTGAAGAAGTAACTGCTGGACCCGGAGAAGCAATAGCCTTCCCTGCTGATGGAAGAGCAGAATATATTGAGCCTGCTGGTAGAAGTTATGA